CTCTGAGGTTCTTGGATCGTATGGTGTTTCCTCACCCAATGATATTTTTATGCGTGTCATTGATATGGCAAAAATAAATGGTAACACATTATACGCACAGTTTCAGCACAGTGGACACATGCAAGGTGGGTGGCCCAAATTAAAATTAATCGCTAATACTTTACACGACTACAAGTTTGGTCGTGGTGGTAAATATAAATATGATTTTACTGACATGATTGTTGAATTTTTAAAAGAGGATATTGCACCACGGCTCGATGTTCTTATCATCGATGAAGCTCAAGACCTTTCTTACATTCAATGGAAAATGGTAGACAAGCTCGCCGAAAAAGCCAAAAGAGTTTACATTGCAGGGGATGATGATCAAGCAATTTTTCATTGGGCAGGCGCTCGTAGTGAGTATTTATTAAACAGAGAAGGTCATCGAATTATATTAGATAAGTCATATAGACTACCTATAAAAATACAGGAACGCGCGGTTAATTTAATCAATCGTGTCAAAAATAGGGTACAAAAAATATGGAGTCCAAAGGATGAAGAAGGCACAATTGTGCACTTACCAAGGCGAAATTATGAACATTTAAAAACAGGAAACTGGTTAGTTCTTGGCAGGACAAATTATTTTCTTGACCAGGTAGAAGATGATTTACGCGTGCTTGGTTATTATTATCACCGCGCTGATAAAAGTTCTATTGGTAAACGATTAATGAATGCCATTACTGCATGGCGTGAGCTACAGCAAGGTGGCTTCATTGATTACGAACAATTAAAAGATTTGTATTATTATATGAATAGTAATGTTGGCGTAGAACGTGGCTATAAAAATTTAACAGGGGTCGATCCTGAATCTACTTTTATCTACGATCAATTAAAAGAACATAACGGATTACAAGTGCCAAAAGATTACTCGTGGCATGAAGCATTAGACAAGGTCCCTGAATATAAAAAAGCGTATGTCTCTACTGTTATTCGTAATGAAGGTAGCTTTAATCCTGAACCACGGATCACGCTCTCCACCGTGCATGGTAGTAAAGGAGGTGAAGCAGATAACGTAATGGTATTATCCGATTTATCACGTAAAGCTGATGAGTCGTATTGGCGACAAAAAGATGATGAGAGAAGAGTTTTTTATGTTGCATTAACCAGAGCAAAACAAAATTTATATTTGGTTCGCTCGCGTAGTAATAGAGAATTTAGAGAGGTGTTCGCATGAAAAAATCATCAGACTATATTAAAAAAGCAATTGAATTAGTTGAAGGTCAACGACAAGAAGACTACGGCGATAAAACACTTAATCATCAAAACATTGCAAGATTATGGACAGCGTTTCTTGATGTAGATATATCGCCTCATGATGTAGCTATCTGTATGTTGTTGGTTAAAGTTGCACGGCTCAAGAACATGCATACGGATGATTGTTATGTTGATATAGCAGGATACGCAGGTATTGCAGGAGAAATAAGTAAGAAGGAGACATCATGACACAAATACCTTTATTTCAGCCACCAAGTGAATGGATACCACCTGAAACAATACCAGATTTATCAGAAGCAAAAGAAATTTGTATTGATTTAGAAACCAACGATATTGGATTAAATTCTAATATTGGTCCAGGTTGGCCCATGAAAAAAGGTTTTGTTGCAGGCGTAGCCATAGCAGTTGACGGGTGGACAGGATACTTTCCTTTACGTCATGAGGGTGGTGGTAACTTTGATGAAAAAATTTTTATCGGACAATTAAAAAAGATTTTAGAATTACCATGCGATAAAATTTTTCATAATGCAATGTACGATGTGGGATGGCTACACGCTATGGGTTTAAAAGTACATGGTCGTATCATTGATACCATGATTGCCGCGCCGCTTGTTGATGAAAACAGATTTCGATATGCGTTGAATGATCTTGGCAGACACTATCTCGGTGAAACAAAAAGTGAAGCATTATTATACGAAGCAGCGAAGAGTTGGGGTGTGGATGCAAAAGGTGAAATGTGGAAATTACCTTGTATGTATGTTGGTCCTTACGCGGAGCAAGATACCGTACTCACGTTAAAGCTGTGGCATTTCTTTAAAACAGAATTACTCAAGCAAGATTTATTATCCATTTTTGATTTGGAAACAAAGCTTTTTCCCATTCTATTTGAAATGAAAAAGAAAGGCGTTAGGATAGATCTTGATGAAGCAGAGCGTACGAAAAATGATTTCGCTAAACGCGAAAAGAAAATACTGGATACTATCCGCAAAGATACAGGTGTTGCTGTGGACATATGGACTCCGACATCAGTGGCAAAAGCTTTCGATGCAGAAAATATTAAATATGACCGCACACCTAAATCGGGTCAGCCTAAGTTTGATAAAAATTTTCTTAACTCGCATCCTAGTCAATTGGCTAAGAATATTGTTGAAGCGCGCGAGATTAATAAAGCACGAACCACGTTCATCGATACAATTCTCAAGCATACGCACCGAGGCAGGATTCACGCAGAGATCCACCAAATGCGTTCGGATCAAGGAGGAACGGTAACAGGTAGGTTCTCGTATAGTAATCCTAATTTACAGCAAATTCCTGCACGTAATAATGTTATTGGTCCACGTATCAGACGATTATTTATTCCTGAAGAAGGTTGCAAGTGGGGTACATTTGATTACTCGCAACAAGAACCACGGATCACGGTTCACTTTGCACGATTAACCAATGGAGGTTTACCTGGCTCTCATACCGTCATAGAAGCGTATGAGAACGAAGATGCAGACTTCCACCAAGTTGTAGCCGATATGGCAGGAATCGATCGTAAGACCGCAAAAACAATTAATCTAGGCATGATGTATGGTATGGGCAAAGGTAAACTTGGTTCTGAATTAGGTTTAGATGAAGAAGATACAGCAGACCTTTGGAAACAATATCATAAACGTGTTCCTTTTGTAAAAGAGTTAGCGGATAAAGTATCAAGCCGCGCGCAAGAGGTTGGCTATATACGAACCTTACTTGGTCGCAAATGTCGTTTTGATTTATGGGAGCCAAACTTATTTGGTATTAACAAACCTTTACCACGCGATGAAGCAGAAAGAGAACATGGTAAGAACATTCGTCGTGCCTTTACTTACAAAGCACTTAACAAATTAATACAAGGAAGTGCCGCCGATCAAACAAAGCAAGCGATGATAGATTTGCACGAGGAAGGTTTTCTTCCTCATATCCAGGTTCATGATGAATTGAATCTCTCTGTTGAAAATCCCGAACAATATTCGGTCATTAAAAAGATAATGGAAAATTGTGTTGAACTCAAGGTTAAATGTAAGGTAGATGTAGAGGTAGGAAATAGTTGGGGTGAAATAAAAGAGGTCAATGATTAAAATATGGTTATTACTGTCAATCATACATCTTCCAGGCATGCCTACAGTAAAACATCAAGCTGAATTATTTTTTGATGAGGAGCGCTGTGAACAAAGGCGTGTTGTTGTAGAGAATAAAATTAATGATACCGCGATACAAGAGGGGATAAATCCTGTATTTGTGCAGACCTGGTGCTTAGAATCTTCCATGTTTATGTGGAAAGGTAGTTGACTTCTAGTATATTATCCCATATATAATACCCATGAATATAGAAAAATATAAAAGTGTTGCTATACACAAGGACACGTATGATAAGATACGCGTCATAGCAAAAGAAGACTATATGACTATTAACAATTTCATAAGGAAACTTGTTGATAAGGAACATGTAAAATTTAAAGAAAGAAAGAAAGAAGGGAACGGATCGGCGGATTAGTTGAAATTACCTGAAAGCCCCATCAAAAAAATTTACGAATGTCGTAAATGTAAACGGGTATCAGTAAAATTTTTTAATCCAAAATACGATACATCTTATAGTAAAGAAGAGTGGGACCATATTATTCAACAAGGTAGTAAGGCTCTTGATACTTTATTAGAGATGTATGACCCCAAATTTTTTTCTTAAAAAGGAGGTAATATGTTTCATTTATGGCACTTAACGGCTATTATTGGCGTGTTTGTTGCTGGTTTTTTCGTGGGCCGATTATCGATGAAAATTTGGTATGAAACTCAAAAAGAAGAATGGGAAAATAGACTTGAAGCTGAACGATTGGCAAAGGAAAAAGAAGGTATGGAGTGGGCAGCACGTCGCCATTAACTTATGATACGTATCGTTTTTATGATATGTGTAACCGTGGTTCTTGTTACATGGATCACGGTTCATTACTCGCCTTTCCACACCTATGTTAGAGGATGTGTTGACGGGATGCATGATTACGATTATTGTGTTTGGTTGTATTACGAGATAACGAAAGATGAATCTTGGTTACGCAAAATTTTGATAGCGTTATCAGAATAGGAGGAGAAAGTATGCGATTAAAAGATAGAAAGGGACAATTTTTTCCATGTGTAGAATGTAAACGAAAATATTTGGAAGAAAATATGGTTATTCCTAAAGGTACCTGGAATCATGGTTCACCTTTACATTGTATACGTTGTTATAATCTTAGGGGGAAGAATGAGAAAGAAGAATTGCAAGAAGAAGTTAATACGAAGCTTGAAAGACTTATCAAGGAAAGCGTTGCGCGAACCACGGACCATAAGGGAATTAGCCTTGCGCAAGAAATGGGAAAGATTGAAAGTTATTTTAAACAAGAGATATGATTATATGTAATAATTGCAAAGGGAATGGATATGTCAAAATTAAATTTGAAGCAGAAGAATCAATTATGCAGTGTGAGGTTTGTGACTCACAAGGGACACTCGATAAAAGTAAGCACTACCACCAAACCTGGAGTGACGGGGTTTCGGATGAAACAACATCATTTTACTACGGACCACCCCTTGATCCAGAATCATTCAAAAACTACAAAATTTATAAAGAGTGAACCAGTTATACAGTTTAAAGGCGAACCGCCTTTTTAGAGTTGAGATAGAGGGTACAATCGAAGGTATGAAAAGTATCTTGTTTATTCGTAAGATGAAAACGTAGATGGTTCGGGGCCTCAATTCTCATATTTAACATTCCCCGTTAAATCATCATCTTTTCAATTTGCTCCGCAATAAAGCCGTGATCCGCTTTCCTCCTAGAAATAATCACGGCTTTTTAAAAAGTATAGATTATTTTTGCCCCCCTTTGTTTTAAAATATCAATTACCCCCCTGTTACAG